TAGTTTTCCCTTTTTATCAATATTATTTAGTAAAAATTACACCTTCTTCCACACCACCTTTCCGTCAGAAAATTCATCTTCCTCTAAATCTTGATCAGAAACCATGAAGAGCGTGTTATCATCTTCGGGTTTTTTTGCCTCTTCATAATTAAACTTTGCACTCTCTATAAGATCGGCAAAATATTCCTGCCTAGAAAGCCACGCAAAAAAGACCAAGGTCATTACCAAGTCATCATTGTGGCCATCTTCGGCTTTAAAGGTATTTGATTTAGATACGAATGTCATCAACTCTGATAAAATTCGTTCGTCATTCAAAAATATCTTATCTTCTTCAACCAATCTTTTTAAAATTGCACAACCAATCTTTTTAGTTTGTGCGGTGGTACGCAATCCCATCTCACTTTTTCCACCCGCAAATCCTTGTGAAAGAATTTGACCCTTTCTTCCAGAAATTTTGGTCATCAATAAATTTTCATATTCAAGATCATTGTATAAAATGGATGACACCTGACCGCCAATATCGTTTGTTTCGATTAAAACATAAGCGTTATTGTATTTTTCTGCTGCTGCTTTTATTATATTTGGAAAATTAAATGGACTTACAATATTATTTCTGTAAGAAGCAACTACTTTATATGGTGCTGTGATGGCATCTATTATGGTAAAAGCAGAATAGTCGGATCCCTGACCTCTAGAAACATCTGCCTGTAGGAAATATATATTGTCTTTCTTTGCTGTTTCAAATATTCTTAGACCTTCTGATGTTTCCTCCAAATATTCCTCTGGAGCCAAAACATTTAATTTTGAAGTTGCAACTAAAGTATTGGAAGAACCTAAAAAGCTGCAACCATACTCCTGCTCAAACTGCTCTGGACTAGTATTTGCTATTTGTTCTGCTGCCCACACATCGTCTCTTTTTGGGCCTCCCGGTGTTATGGGAACATCTTTCCAAGAAACTTCTACGGGTATAAATCTATTTTTTAGTTTATGTCCCTCTGGTCGGTTCGCATCAACCCAAAGTTTGTGAAAATGATTCATTCCATTTGGGGTTGATACGATTATTAGTTTGGTGGTTGTACCGGCAGAAATGGTTGGATACGTAGATGAATAAAATTCTTCTGCTACGTGTGAAGGCAAGAAGGCGTATTCGTCAAGAAGAAGTAAGTTGTACGAACCACCACGAATTGCGCTAGATGAGGTTGCATCACAAATTACTCTAGATCCATTTTCTAACTTAAATGATGTTTTGTTCCATTCAACCACACCTTGTTGGAGAAAATGAGGTAAATTTTCATAAGCAAGCTGAAGTTTTGCAAACAATTCGTCTTTTGCAGTTTTTAGCTTATTTGCTAGAATTGCACAACTTACCGATTGATTAAATGTTACATAATGTGTTATATATCCAATAACAGAGGTGGATTTACCCGACTGGCGAGGCCATTTTGAAATTACAAAGCGATTTTCATGAATAGAGTTTACAAACCTTTGCTGGTAATCATACAGCTCAAAGGGCATTATGCCTTTATCTAGAGTTTTTACCTTTACATACTTACTGCAAAAATAAACTGGATCTTTAGCACACTTTATATATTCGTCCAGTTGATCTTTTGTATATTGTAATTCAATTCCAGGTGGTTTTAGTTTTGGATTATTTCTGTATCCCTGATTAGGTTTTTCCTGGCTCATTCTTTAATATCTCCACATCAATTATATTTTTTTCCGTGCTTCTCTCTTTATTCAAGATATTTTGTAGATCTTTTGTGGACCCAACAAAAACGGAATTGTTTGTTTGTTTTACTTCTACTTTAGACCCAGTGGTGTCTTTTGCTTTTTTATGCACATCCAAAACATTATTATTCAAATCTGCCATTGTTTTCAGCAGTATTGCAACAACTTCAAAAGCTCTTGGGCTATCACTTTCAGTAGCAACTTTTAATGCGCTTTCCAATGCAATGTTTCCGCTTCCAATTAAATCTTTTAAATTCGATTGTACTAATTGATAATCTTTTTGAAAATTTTCATTATCAAATGTACCTCCCGCACTTGCCTTTATTTCTTTTGATTCATTTGAAGGCACATTAAAAAAATTAGCTAAATTTTTATTCATAATATATTAAAAATCAAGATTGATTCCGGCAGTCAACCCCGCAATGGCGATAGAGGAAATCTGAGTGACATTTTGAACAGGTCCAAATATATAACTTTTTGCAATAAAATTAAATGAGGATATGTTTACACGACGAGACGAAAGATCACCATCATATTTTTCACTGATGTTATTCGATGTCATCACGATTGGAATTTTTAAATCAGTTTGTGCGCTATTTAATCCTATGTTGATTACGTGTTCTGGATTAAAAAATGGCATTATCTGCTCTACAATCTGCAATGTATCATCTATATGTCTGGTATAAATGTAGAGACTGAAACCAATATTTACAGGTATTTCCTCTGTTATGATGTTTGCATTTAGGCAGCTTCCGTTATTTGGACTTCTTAGTGGAGTGTTTCTATTTCGCCTTCTAGTCGAATCAGGAAGAAGACTAGTCATTATATAACTGAGTCTCGGTAATTGGTTTTCTACACGAATTCCATCATTTATAGAAGATGGTTCCAACAGCCTTCGTATAAATTTTTCTTGAGAAGCATAGGTTATTGGAACTCTGATGGTTAAATCGCTACCACCATCTGGATTGGCATGTGTAACGTAAAGATTGCTGAACAATGAGCCGAATCCAAGAACCAGTTTTCTTAAGTTTTGGTTGTAGTAATAATTAAACATAATTAACCAATAAGTGGATCCGGTGGCAATTCTTGCGTTTTCTTTAGTGACTCTTCTATCGCGTTCAACTCACTTAGGGCATCTTGCATTATTGCAGCAGCATTCAAAGAAGCTCCACCGGGCAGCGGCATTCCAGAAAATTTTATCAAATTTTGCGCCCATTGTTTCTTTAGAAGAGCTGTATAATATTTTAGGAAGACTCTGTCATTCCAAACTTTACCATATTGTGTGGTATCTATTTGAACATAGGCTTCCACCATCAAATATGTTCCAGCTTGGAGTTTTGTGTAATCTGTTTCTAGGAAAAGCCTATCTGTTGTTTTTGTGTATGTAAATGACATTGGGTAGTTGAACACATCATTTACCAATTTAATGTAGCTCATACCTTCCATGTATGCCGCCATTGGGCCAGATGGAAATCCAGATTGATTGAAGTAAAGTCCGAAGAAATCGAACAATGTCATTTGATATCTTAAATCAAACATGTAATCACCGACAACGTTATTTGCTGGTGCATAAACTTTAGATATCGTTCTTATATCTGTTGAAAGTGGCCAAAAGCCAGTATTGCCATTTTCATCAGTTTTGATCTGTGCACCCATCGCAGGGCCAAATTGGGTCGTATCAAAATATCTCTTTTGAACATCCTCACCAGTTATCTTGTATACAAACAGAGCTCTTTCATTAAAGTCAAAATGGCGTTCATACATATATTCCAGTGCTTCATCAAGTCGATCTTGAGCCTGCAATGGATCTATGTTTACTTGTATAACCGGTGAACCAAGTGACCTAAAACAATAATCTATGAATTCCTGGCGGGTGTTTATTGTTCCCATAAAATTATTTATGAATTCTTTTGATGTTATTAATTTTGTCTAATAACTTGTTTTTTTCTTCACTTTCATTTACCGTAATCTGTATCAATTGTATTGTCTCTGGTTCTAAATTTTCGATATCTTTTTTTCTTTGTCGATCACAATTATCGTAGAAATTGGGATCATAATTTGTAAAACCTGGCATTTTGATCGGACAATCCAATCTTGGATAATCAAGCTTTGAGTATTCTCCAGCATTTTTAACTAACCAAGTATGTGAAGCATCTCCGCACCCACATTTACCACAATAAGAAAAATTTGATTTTTTGCTTGCAAAAAGATATCTGCATGGCGGAATAGTTCCATTCCCATAGCATGACATGTATCTTAATTGTTTTGTAAAAGAATCGGTTTTTTGATTTTGTAGGCCACGCGAAGCAACAGCTAACGCAAACGAAACCAATTTTTTAATCATTAGACACTTTCGTATATTACAGTTGTTCCTGCCGGAATAACGTGCTCTTCTATAAATTCTTTATGTGCTTCAGTTATATTGCACTTTATCGTCAAAACAAAATTTCCATAAGAAATTACTTCTGTCGTATCGTAATCATAACCCAAAAGTGTTACCAATACGTATTTTATGGAGTCCGGAGTTCCTTTTTTGGAAAAATAGTTATAGTCAACCTGAATTGAAAATTTTCTAATATTAATCAGTGGAATGTTTAATCCAGAAGCAGAAAAATCAATTCCGGGAAAATACAATTCTCCAACACTTTCAACTAATTTTTCATCCATTAACATGGGAGATCTTAATGCCTCCCATGTTATTAAAGCACCGTAACCATATTTTTGACTAAAAAGCCATCTTAAATAATTTTTTACTATAGGAACAATACTAACATTTGTGGGATCTTTTTCGTATTCCGATATCACCCAATCTGGCAAAAGAGATTCTACTGTGAGATTATCTCCAATAAATTTATCTTTTCCGA